ACATTTATTAGGTTCTTTCTTAATATTTGTTATTTCAGTAATTTTAATATAACTGTATTTATATTTTTTAGATGGAGAAAACCATCTTAAATAATTTCCCCCATTATTTACATAAAAATAACGAAAATTCATTCCTTTGCTGGTTCTACATAATTTTATAGTAATACCTCCATTTTTAATAAAATCAATTGGATTTATATTACGATATTTAATAATACGGTTATCGATGATATTTGATTTTTGTTCTTCAATTGGATTTATATTAGGATATTTAATAATACGATTATGGATGATATTTGATTTTTGTTCTTCAATTGGATTATTATTATCAATCGTGATAGTGGAAAAAGTTAAAGAACCGTTAGGTAATTTTGTAAAATATTTTTTTCTGTAACCATCCATTTTTAAATATATTTATATATAAACTTATTATTGTTAAAATAATATCTATTTTAATTTTAAATGGCATACTTTCCTCCTATTGCATGGTTGATGTCTGGAATTGCTGGTGGTACATTAGTAACTAGTAAATTGAAGGATTCTTCATTTTTAAAAAAAGTTGATATCCCTAAACAAAATAATATTCCTCAATATATACCTGTTATTTCAACAAATCAACAAGAAAATATAATGACTGAAATTAAAAAATTTTTTATCTATAGTATAATCGGTTCTACATCTATTTATTTTATTATGAGATCTTTTGGAAAAGAACAATCATTGGAAAAAATAATTATTCCTGAATTAATAAAATCACATAGTAATACATTAAATTTTGTCAAAGATGTTGATAAAAAAAACGAAAAGAGAATTCAAAAAGTCGAAAAAAATAATAGAGCAAGGGCTGTAAAAATAAGTAATGATATTAGAAGTGAAACAAGAACAAATTTTGATATAGTCAGTTCACAGTTATATGGATTAACACAAGTTGTGTTAAAAACTTTGGGAACAATTAATGATGTATCTGTCAAAAATTTATCAGGAAAAGATAAAATCAAACAACATAATGAAATATCCCAATTTCTTGATAAAGCACATTCGTTTAATAAAGTCCTTTCTTCTGATAATTACTGGAAAAAATCTCACCTATTTCATCTTGAACAAATACATAATAATGTTCCCAAACTAATCAATCATAAAAATATAACACCAATTGAACCTGAAATTCAGGATACAAATCAAAAAAAAATGAAAAGAAAAAAATCAAGTTATTCAGTTAAATATAGTATTCTGGGTGGTGTTGGAATTGGAGCAGTCGTATGTGGTATTAATGCCTTAAGAAAAAATAATTATTAAAATAGATAATTACAAAATAATAATTAATTACCATATGGAGGGACAAATTAAAGAAACACTTACGAGAACTATTGTAAAAACGCTTTGTTGGCGTGTTATTGCTATTGTATCAACTATCATTTTAGCAGTTCTTTTATATAATGATTTAGAAAAAGCAACAAAATTAGGAATTATTGATAATATTATTAAATTAATATTCCATTTTATCTTTGAAAGAATATGGAGTAAAATTCTTTGGGGATTTAAAGAAGTTCCAGTAGTAGTTCCAGTAGTAGAACCAGCAGTGGAACTATCTATTGAAGAAGAGGAACCTGAAGATAGATAATATATAAAAAGTGAACTAATAAAAAAATTCCAGTCCCTAATATATCTAATAATAAAAATTAACTGGTCCATGCTTCATCCAGTCTTGTTTGAGTCAAGTAATAATAAAAATTAACTGGTCCATGTTTCATCCAGTCTTGTTGGAGTAATAATTAACAACATTACACATTAATATCGTCGTAAACGTAAATCATATGCTTCGATCCCACCGAAGAGATGGGAACCATTTGCGCGAATAGAGAATTGAATCTTTTGGCATATTCTTTTCTCTCTTTTCTTGTGATCGAAATAAAGCATATTTGCTTCATCCTCGCGTATAGAAGATACTTTAGCCAAAATACGGTCAGTTCCAATTTGCTCTTGCATATATTTCTTCAATTTTGCACCCTCAACAACAATCACATAGTAATAGTATCGTTTATGTTGTGTTATTTTTTTCCATATACGTGCAATAACCTTTCCGTTAATACGTCCTTCTAAAATATTCTTTGCAGGAGTAGGCTTTTCGTGATGTTTGCGTTGATATTGTCTAACGTTCTTCCGTCTATATTGCTGTCGCCCAGCGATCATCCACTGATTAGACTTTTCATTAATGCGTTTTTCTTTTTCCTTCGCAGGAGTAGGCTCCATTGGAGTAGACTCCTTAAGTTCAGATTCTGTATCAGAAATCTGAAATTGTGGCAACGGTAGTGTTGCAAATTCTGAATCACTCATTGATTGATTATCGTCGTTACAATACTCTGCCCAATCTTTGGTGATAAAATTCATAATGTTTTTGCTTATGTTTGTCAATAAATTATAATGTTTGTGTATATAACAAGTATAAATATCAATTTTAAATTATATTAAAATTCGAAGTTCCAGTCCCAATTTTAATAATATATTTTATAATTTTATTGATTTGGGCCAAATGGATCAGTCTCTGACGTTGTAAAAAATATATCAAAACAGAAATCTTTAGGTAATTCTTCAACAACTACTTTATCCCCTTTTACACAATTATTATTACAAAGATTATTAATATAATCAAGTGTTTTGCCTTTGGTTTGAATAGGGATTTTATTGGCAGAAATTTTATTATTCTGTTCTATATTATGAATAGATTTATTGACATTAATAGAATCATCTGTCAGTTTTGATATAAGATTATTACATTTGTGAATTACTTCTTTCCATTTAGGAGAATTCATAAATAAACAATATTTTTTCTAGTTAAATTCGAATAGTATAATTATATAAGAACTAAGGATTTCGATTTTAATTTCGTTTAAAACAAATCCAGCATTCACCAGAAGGATGAAGTTCTCCTCCATAACTATTAAAAGAATAGAATGATGATCCTTTAACTTTATTTGAAATATCAACATTTTCAAAGCAATGCATACAAATAAAATCCATTGATTTCATTTGATTGTCAATAATATTCCAAATATCTACTGGAAGTGTTTGTTTCATGTCTTTAGACATTGTTGTAATTTCTTTAGAAATATTATTTAGCCACGATGTACAAGAATAACAATACTGATTGTCACAATTTGGATAACATTTCTTTCTGTTATTAGAACAAGTATGGAAACCATTATAGTCATTCTTAAGAGATTCTTTACTAATATTGAAGTATCCTAATTTACACATTTTACATTTTGTGAAAATTTTTGGAATAATATTAAAAATATATTCTCCCAAATCTTTTGCAGTGTCAAAATAAAATGTATATTGAATAGGAAACATATTACAAACATATTTACTATTTTTTTCAGTAAACTGATAACTTATTGCGAAAATATGGTAAAGGCAAGATTTCATTGGTATCAATTTTGTAGTTTGTTTCAATTGATTCCAAGTAAAAGAACGGAATTGCTTTCTAACAATAATTTTACTCATCTTAATTCAAGTTTCGTTATATAAATTTGAATAAAGAGGGTATATTTCAATTTTAAAAATAATTTATACAGCAGTAGCAAATCCAATTCTTTCCTGACCAACATCAAATACAGTGTAGTATTTACGAATGAATGGATCTCCAATAATAAAAAGTGGTCCTCTTGGTGGTGGAATATCAATACCAGTGAAACCAAGAATACAAATACTATGTCCAAACATTGTAACTTTAAGAACATAATCTTCAGCAGTTAATTCAAAATCTTTACATTGACTTCCGTTACAAAGATTAATTTTAATAACTGGAAGACTATCAAGATTATTACAAGACATCATAAATTCATTTGGATTAATGAATGTAGAATAAGCACCAACAATCTTTGCAATTTTTTTAACATCTTCTTTGGGTCCAGCAAAAAGAGAAGTTCCAGTATCTACAATAGCAGTTTTAGTAGAGATAACTTGTTCTCCATTCATAGTAAAACCATCCATGTTAATTTCCCAATAAGTTTCAGAAGAAAGTGGAACATAAAATAACTCATCAGTAAATTTATCTTTATTAATACCACCAATAGTTAGTTCTCCATCTTTACCAGATTCAGAAGTAAGATAAAAAGAAAAAACAGGTTCAGTAACTAATTTAGCATCAACCATTTGATTAAAAATTGGGTTAATACCATCAACAGAAATAGATTTCCAAGCAAGACCAAGAATACCATCAAATTTACCTTTTTTGAAAACCATACCTGGTTCATTAGTTACTTCAGCAAAAATAGCATTAGAAACAGGAATACTACCTAGACTAACAGTATCTTCAGAAATAAAACCTTTAACAGATCCTGAACCATAACGAATTTCAAAATCAGTTCCATTAGATACATATGTACTAGATTGACTGTGATCATATTTTGCATGACTTCCACAAGATGAACAAGTAGAAGATGGAATCCATAAGTTACTAGAACCAGTATCAAAAATAACAGTAAAACTTTGTTCAGGAGTTCCAATATGAATGTTACCATAGAATTGTGCATTCATATAATTTTGAATACTAATAGATGATGTTGGCATAACTCCACAATTCATTTTAGTAGAACTACCAATAGATTTACAAGATAAAGTAAAATGTTCTTCAGGTGAAACTTCAAATTTTTTAATTGGAATTTTATTACTACTAATAACAGTAGCAAAGAGTGTGAAAAATACTAGATATTTGATTAAGTAAAACATGTTTTATACATTATTTAATACTGAATATCTTTATATCTATTTTCTACAAATATCATAATTTGATTTAAACCAGTGAATAGTCTTCGATATACCAACCTGAATAGGTGTAAATTTATAATCTATAAAATCTGTTAATTTTTGATTATCAACAGTTTTTTTATATTGACCGTCAGAATAATTAGTATCATATTTAATATTCTTATATTCAAAATTATCTGCGATTACTTCAGCAATATTTTTGATACTTATTTCATCATTTTCTGGAGTAGCTACAATTAAATCATCATTTCCTTCATATTTTTCTAAAATTAATAAAATAATATTTGCTAAATCTTCAACATATATAAATTGTCTTAAAGGGGTTCCAGTTCCTTTAACAATAAATGGTTTATTAAATTTTTTAGCTAAATAACATTGATGGATTAAAGCAGGTATAACGTGGCCTTCTTCAAGTGAGAAGTTATCGTTTTCTCCATATATATTACATGGAATAACGCAAATAAATTTTGAGTTATGAGTTTCTCTGTATAATCTACTATGTATTTCTAATAATCGTTTAGCATATGAATATCCATAATTAGAATTATGTGGTTTTCCATTATGTAACATATTTTCTTTAATAGGATAGGCGACATCTGCTGGAAAGATACAAGTTGATAAACAAGAAATACATTTTTTTACATTATACAAATGACAACATTTTATTACATTAAAATTAATTAAAAGATTTATTTCAAATATTTCTAAATTTTGATTCATGTTTTTAAATAAGCCACCAACACATGCTGCTAAATGAATTACATAATCTGGTTTTATTTTATTAAATAAATCTTTTGTTTTATCAAAATTAGTTAAGTCACAATCTTTGGATGATAAAAAAATAAAGTCATTATTAGTCTTTACTTTTTCTATCGCTTTTCCTACTAATCCAGAACCACCAGTAACTAATATTTTCATATTGTCTTATCAATAATTGAGTTTATTTACTTAACTATAAGGTCCAGTCCTTATTAAAAAAGATAATTATCAATAAGTAGTTTTTTTTCTTGGGGAGAAATAATAACATCATAACCGTTATACAGACGTTTAATATGATTTTTTACACATTTTCGTGCTATACGGATGTCTTTTTTGTCATAATCATCAAGCAAATATTTAATAAGTTTATGATTATTCATACATTGTATTTTTACTGAACGAGTTTCTTTATTAAAAAAACCATACCCTTTTCCTTTATGGAAAATATAGTGACGATATCCCTGCATCCCCAAAGCAATTTTTAGAGACATTCTAATATCTTCTTCTTTCCACTTTGGAATAAATTTAATAACTTCATTTGATATGATTGGAATATCACCAGTCATTTTTGTTTCAGCATATATTAATGCATTTTTTACTTCCTGACGTTTTTTACCTCTAAGATAAAACATTTTTTCAGTCATTTTATGATTTATATATATTTAATGTCAATTTTAATTTTTAGGATATAAATAAAAAGAGGGTTCGAACTGTTTTTCGTATTCTTATTCAACTTTACGTATCAATAAAAATGAAAGAAAACGAAAGTAAATCAAAGTAAAATTAAAACAATAATTTTAATATTGATATTTTATT